GCCCGCTTACCCACCTTGCCGGGCTTCTTTGCAGCTGCAGCTAATTTTGCTGACGGAATGGGTTTCCCGGGCTTAGCGCCAAGTTCAGCACGTAAGGCACCGGGCTTCTTAATTGCTTTTTGTATCCAGTTTTTAGTAGCCATTACTTTTTCCTTGCGGTTTTAGCAGACTTAATAAAGTCCGCTTTAGTAGGCGCTCCTTTAGCCCCAACAGAACGCATCTTTTCACCGGAGCCATCTGCAATACGTGCTTGTTTTTTATGAATATTTTCATACAATCCACCACCGGAATACATATCAGCAGCAGTTAATTTTCCGGGATGTGCCAACAACTTTTTAGCCATAGCAGCGGCAGTACCACCTTTAGTAACAGTAACACCACTACCTACCTTACCGCCTTTAGCAAACTGCGTGAAATCGGTATTATCCCTACGGGCTTTCTTAACCCCTTTAGGCATTTTACTTGGCATAACCGCACCCATTCCACGAGAAGCTTTCATACAAAGCGTCCTTTAGTTTTACCCTTAGTAGCGCATCCGTCTGCACGTTTAGAAGCGCTGGATACTTTGCCACCTTTAGCGTACTTGTCACCCATAGGGTTAGTTGTTTTACCGGTATCAGGTTTTCGCTTATCGGTATCAAACTCACTTTTGGCAATGTATTTAGCCGCAGTTTTAACAAACTCTGGCGTAACTGCACTAACCGCTTTACCAACTAACGCACGAGTTTCTTCATTCTCTTTGCGGTCGTCTTCGTAGGTTTGGTCGTAGCCGTTTTTAGCCATTACATTTTCCCGCCGCCACACATAGCAATCATTGTGCCTTTGGTTTTTCCTTTAACAGCGCAGCCGTCAGCGCGGGCAGAAGCAGTTCCGCCTTTAGCCATTTTGTGCATACGCTTCTCATGGCCTTTAACTGCTTGCGCAGCTATTTTTTTCATCATGGGCATATCTTGTTTAATGTCATCGTGTTTCATAGTTAGCAAGCCTTTCCGCCTTTTTTCATTGTAATCATCTTGCCTTTGGTTTTACCCTTGGACTCGATACCGCCGCCTCTAGCCATCTTCTTAGCTGGCTTTTTACCGGCAGCTTCTTTTTTCTTTGCAATCATTTCCATAAATGGATTTGGCTTTTTCATAATTTTTCCTTTAATTTATTTCCAGTGGCTTAGTAGCCATGTTATACCACTACCTACAACCCCTGCGGCACCGCCTACAGCTAACAACATTTTCCAACCACCTTTAGCCTCAGACAAAGTTTTTTGTATTTCTACAATAGCTTTCTTTATTTCTTCCATGTCCTTGACCATCTTGTCCATATCTTCTTGCAGGTGCTGTATGTCGTTGGCGTGGGTAGCTAGTTCTCTAGCCGTTCTAATTGGGTCTATCTCACTCATTAACACTTCCACCTTGCTAAACTAGCTGCCTTACGAGTAGGGCGACCTTTTTCATCTTTCATTGGACCGGGCATACCCGACATACGTGCGCAGAACGACTTCTTACGAGCACCACCTTCGGGCTGTGGAGCCTTTAGATTCGAGCCAGTAGCCGCATTATACTTAGCACGGCCTTTGGCGGTAAGCCCAGCACCCTTAGATACAGGCAACTTTTCACCACGACCAATCGCAAGAGAGGGGCCTTTTTTCTTAGCCATAAAACACTGTTACCGTCATATTGGCGGGGGTTGTAGCATAAATTCCACTATTGCAAAGGATACCTTCACCAGGAACTACTACGTTAACTGCGCCAGCAACAGCAGGGGCTACAAAGCTAAATTTAACTGTGCCACCAGAACCGTCTTGTAAAGTCATGGTACCACCAGCGAGGGGTACAGAAACTAACAAGCCTTTGATACGAGCTGGTCCAGCAAATACAGCAGAATTAGTCGCAGATGCGGCTATAGCCGTTGATTTAACGTCATATTGCATACTCATAATTAATCTCCTAAAGTTTAAAAGGAGGTAGGGTTTGTACTACCCCCGAAGATTAATTAAGCTTGTGCGCTAGATGGGTTGGCAGAACCGTCGCTGTCTTTTACGACATACCTTACAGTCAAGAAACCAGCGCCAGAAGTAGCGGTGACGTTAGCCTGTGTAAACGTGATGATTGCGTCTGTCGTACCTACGTTGTTACACAGCACAGCGCCAGCGGCGTTGTTATTACCAAGCAACAAGTTAACAATACCCGTTGCTGTAAATGCGCTACCGTTAGCTGCTGTGTTAATGGCTGTGCCATTTACTTGCAAAACGTATGTAGGAGTTGTTGTTGCGTACGCAACAGTGGTATTAAAAGTAGCATCTACAATCTGTGAACCAGCAGGGATTGTAAAAGCAACCGTAGCCGCCGTAATGTCCGTGTACAAAATGGACTTGGATTGCGCTACTAAAGTCGCGCCCATATTGCGAATAGTGCCAGCAGTAGTGCCAGTTGTGTTTTTAACAGTTCCGAGTAGCCAAGGGCCTAGGTGAGTTGCAAATCCCATAATATTTCTCCATACAGATCAAAGCTTATTAGTCTTGTATGCGCCTGCCGGGACAGTCTAATAAGCCGGTTATTCCCGGTTTTACTAATCTTACTACATTTTTAATAATGTGCAAGTTTTTTAGTTAAAATACCTATAAAAGGGGGTCATATGAGTTCTTGGCTTATTATTGTTACAGGGTTAATCTATGCGTATATTGCGGTTGAACAAGGATTCAAAGGTAACTTGCCTATGTGTATTTGTTATATTTGCTATGCTGGCGCTAATGTGGGTCTCTATATGATGGCTACTAAATGACCACTATCGTTGGCGACTGGACTAAAAAGGTACTTGTATCAGACAGTCAATTTTCTGACGACGATACTGGTATTAAATACTTTGACGAAAAGATTGTCCCGATAGACGGTGGTTGGCTAGGTGTTGCTGGAAACTGGGGCGACTGCGAGAAAGTAGTTGACTACATAAACAAAAAATCAAAAACTAAACCAAAGTTAAAAGCCGATAGTTCTTTCATTAGATTAACTAAAGACGGTCTTTTTTATTGTGGTGATGATCTTGAGTGGGAAAGAGCTAAAACCTTTATGGCTATTGGCTCTGGGGCTATGGCAGCTGAAGTATGTTTGCGTATGGGGCTGTCCGCCGAAGAAGCTGTTAAGTGGGCGTGTAACGTAGACTTAAAGAGTCACGAACCAATCCAAATATACAAGCTAAGTGATGCCCTATAAAGACGCAGAGATAAAGAAGGCTAAGCACAAAGCGTATAGCGCTAAGCACTATACAGAAAACCGCGAAAAAATAAAAAAACAAACTAAAGACAGCAAAGCCTTACAAAGAGTGCAATGGTACCTCTTTAAAGCTACCCTTAAATGTGCACATTGTGGATTTTTTCATATAGCTGCGTTAGATTTTCACCATCAAGACCCCAGCACAAAAGAAGGTAGCGTGCATACATATATCTCAGGCGGGCAGTTTGCCAAAGCGTACAAAGAAATTAAAAAGTGCATAGTTTTATGCGCTAACTGCCATAGAATCTACCATCACGAAGAACGCATTAAAAAGAAAAAAACCCCAGCTTTTTGAGCCGGGGTTTTAGTAAGGCTAAGGTGCCGATTAGGCGCCGGGTGAGCCAAACATTCCGAGTGGATCAGACCAACCAAATGAATAACGCTCACGAGACTTGTAACGTACGTTACCTGTATCGAAGTCGCCGTCCATGTTGTTAGCCAAAGGCATACGCTCAAAGTGTTTCATGCCGTTAGGTACATCAGTTGTCAAGAACCAAGCATTTGTGTCGGTCAAATAGTGGTTAATTGCGTAACCTTCTGGGATTGAACCGTTGTTCTTCAATGCGTTGATGTCGTTGTCAGTTGTACCTACGCGCAAGTTAGTTTCCAACAAGCGGGTTGCAACGAATTGCAGTGCTGGTGGGATAACCAATTTACGTGGCATTGCAGCAATTAACAGACCACGCTCGTCAGTCCAAGCAGCGATTTGAATAACAGCGTTTTCCAACGAAGTTTCATTCAAGTCAGCAGCTGTAGTCGGACGGTTGCTGTTGGTGCCACCAGAAACCAATGGGTGTGCTGTAGAGAAAAGTGGAACGCCGTCGCCGCCGTAATATTGGGCAGAGTTGGTGAAACCATTGTTCAATACAGAAGCAGCTTTAACCTGCTTTGTGTACGCCATTGCACGAGCTAATGCTTTGGTATAACGAGCAGACAATGAGTCATACAAGTTATCTTCGATTGCTTCTTCAGTTACTGAGAAGCCCAAAGCGATTGTTTCGTGGTTGTACCGAGCTGTGAATGCCTCTTGTGCATTGTCGTAAGCGATGGCTGAGCCCTCGTTCTTGACTGGTGCAGCAGAGAAGCCGGACAGCTTGGTTTCTTCTTCAAAGCTACGCTCTGATTTCTCAGTTTCGTAGATCTCTTTGTGCTCTTCGCCGTAACGCTTATATTCGAGTCCGAACAATGCGTTTAAGCCGGGGAGCAACTCTTTTAGTAGTTGTGCGCGTGAAATAGCCATTTTTTAAGTTCCTTATACGCCAGTTGAGTTGTTGTACTGGTGCATTGTAGCGTTAATCTTAACGATAAACTCAACAAATGTATCAGCGCCGGTTGCTGTATCTCTTACCACATCAATAATGCGGATAGGTAGAGTATTGGTAGTAGCTTGCGTACCTTCATCAATCGCTACAGCGGAATTACCAGTGGTGGTAGATCCAGCGGTTTGAATTAGCGCAATGTTATTACCAATAGCAGAAATGCCCATTCCAGCAACAGTTGTGCCTGAAGAACAAGAAACTACTTGAAACAATGTATCAGGATCATCTGCAACCACAGCGAAAATTTTACTTCCCGAAGCAATTGCTTGGCTGGCTGGATAATACTGTTGTTGCTGTACTTGACCAGTTGACTGGTTAGTAAAACTTACACCTAAAAATACACCGCAAGGCGTAGCT